TGCTGTAAAGTTTGCTTCTGTTACTCCTACACCACCAGCAATTAGTGCTGCTTTGGTAGCATCATTTACTATATAATTGTATCCACCACGATAAAATTCCTGATAATCATCTATTGTTTCATCAAGAACGTATCTAACCCGTGAATATATTCCACCGCTCTTAGCAATACTAATACCTCTATCTAGTTTATAGAAGTAAAATAGTCTATGCTTTCCTGCTGGACCCTCACGAACTGTGGGAGTTTTAAAGACGTAGTCTGCCATAGTTCTCCTTAATGAACTTACTGTAAGGCTAGAGTTTCCTCTAGCCCTACCGTCAATCAACTAAGCGATTGAAGAACCTGATTCGATTCTGTATAGTGCCTCTTCGCGGTAGCGTGCAAAGCCAAGTACGCCGTACCAACCCATTGGGCGGTGACGCATTAACTTGTCAACTACTGGTCCGATAACTACGTGTGGCTCTTCGGCAACTGCCTCGGCCAATGCTTGCTGTCCAGCGATGATTGTTCGGTACACCTTTGCAGATGAAGAACCATCAGTTGCTGAGTACAGACGTGGAGACTCTACGAAGTATGCACCTTCGTATGTTCCAATTTCTCCTGCCCAGATACGATCTTGTGAAGAACCGTATTGGTTAGGAAGTAACCATCCTGCTGAACCTGTCTCAGCACGTAGATCGTGGGATACTTCTGGGTGGATACCAGTCCAGTATAGTGAGCCCTTGCGACCTACAGCCTTATTAGCACGTAACTTAGCAACAGCCTTGCGGATGTTTGCTGAAGAAATAGTTGCGGCTGCTGTGATAGTTGCAGTTGATGTTGCTGTTGAACCTGAGTAAATTACGTTTGAACCGCCACGCAATGTTGTCATTGCTACGGAGTCAATAGAATCTGCTAGGTTGTAAGCGATAATGTTTGCGATTGCAGGGTCAACATCTGCTAATGAGAATAACTCAAGAGCACGTGTTACCAACACTGAGTTACCGTACTCGTTAAGAGTAATGGTTACTGAGGTTGGTGTTGACATTGCTACTGCATCTGGATCAGTTGTTTCTGTCAGAGCAGTAGTTGCTGCAGATAGGTCAACATAACGTTGTAAAACGACTGTTGATCCTGGGATTGCTTGACGTGCTGGACGCTTGTCTGCGACTGAACGAATTAGTGGTTCAGAACGGAGAGCAAACTCTAGAAGACGATCATACGCCTTCTGTACTAAACCAGCAGCACCTGCGGTTCCGCCTAATGAAGCGGAGTCAGTTGATACATAACTGTTAGCCATTTGTCACCTCCAAGTGACTATGAACGGAATTATTGTTGTGAGCGAAGTACATCCAATAATGCATCCATTGAATCTGCATTATCGATGCGAAGATTTAAATCCTCTGCTCGGTCCGGGGTCATAGCGCTTTGTGTAAGTATATCTTGCTGCCTTAAGGCTGCTCTGTCTACTTCACTAACTTTAGGCTCTTCCTTGTTAATCTTAATTCCAAATAGATCAGCATTATCTTCAAGCCAGTTATTCACTGACTCTTCGTTAACATCATCTAAATCTTTAAGGACAAGTCTAGCAGCCTTTGCGTTGACACCCTTCTTTTCTAGGACTTCTTTGACGGTTCTCTCACGCTGCACCTTGGATAATCCCTCAAGTTGCTCAGTAAGTTCCTTGATACGTTTCTCATCTGCACGCTTGGCTTTACGTAACTTTTTAAGTAAGTCACTTCCATCCATTTGTGTATCTGTATCTGTATCTAGGTCTTCGTCTTCGTCTTCCCAGTAGTTGTTGCTCATAGCAACCCACCCTTCTATTCGTTGTTAGTCGCAAGCCTCAGTTCTATTCGGGGAAATAGGCTGGCTCTTGCTATCGGTCTTATACACTGCGCGAGGGCCGATAGGTCCGCGTCAGGATTCTATTATAGGTTTGTTTGACTTCCTAATGCACCTTTACCTAAACCAGATTTCTTTAGGTATTGTGCCTCTTCAAGGCTTTGCAGTCTTTGTCTCTTACGAGCCGATGATGCTAGACCTTGGAATAATTCTTGTTCTGCTTCTAATCTACCGTATTGTGCTTCGGTCTTTCCATAGATAGAACTTATCTTCTCTATGTCAGGAAGCATTCCAGCAATAGTCTGATACTTCTGTTCAGCCTGTGCTTTAGTTATATCTCCTTGTGCTATAACATCTGCTCCAAGAGTTCCTCTTGTTACATTTGAGAAAGGAAGATTTGCTGCGGCTTCCATAGATTGTTGCTCGGTTGCTACCAGTCCTTGACGTAGGGCTGCTCCACCAATTTCTGCTGCTCTTACTTTTCTTTCTAAGGCAGGGAATTGATTTGTTGGATCTAGCATACCAGTTACAATGTCTGTGGTAGTTAATGATGGGTAGAACTTCTTAAATGTATTTGCTACCATCTCATCTTTTAGAACTCTATCAAATGCTAATGATACTCTATCGGCAATATCTGTAGTCTTTAAATCAGCCGCAATAAACTTATTAAAGTAATCTTGGGTGCTAAAGTTAGGCAGGTTATATGCATTAAATATCTTCTTATATCCTTGCTCTAAAGCAAGGTAATCTCCAGGGGACAGTACTGACATACCAGCCTTTTGACGGTCTAGGTTAGCGCTAAAGCGTTGATTAAATTTAGCATTATATCTATCGTCAAACTGTAGTAATGTTATGACATCATCGCTACTTGCTTCTGGATACTCTTTGCGTATCTCTTCTAATACAGAAGCCAGGCCTGTGATTCCATATGATTCAAGAATCTTTGAGATAGTAGCATATGCAGGATTAGATTTAGATGCATCCTGTTGCTTGCCATACTCTGGGTTATTCTCCCAAGTTACAGTTCCGTCGCTCCAACTAATAGTCCATCCAACTATTTGACCTTTAGAGTCAAGTTTAGGAACACGACTTGTCATTGTTCTTTGGGTTCCAGTATCACCGCCACCAGTATCACCAGTATCTCCTGGGACATATGGAGTAATTATCTCTGGCTTTGCAGTAGTAGTCCTAGTTGTAGTAGTCTTAGATGTTGTAGGAGTTCTAGTGCTAGGAGATGGGATAAAAGATTCTGCTGCTGGCCTAAAGGTTTGTGTTGGCGTAGAAGTTCTACTCTCGCGTTGATTTGCAGATGTAGTCCTTGAAGGTGGTACAGCCTTTGCAGGTGTAGCCTTACTTGCCGCAAACTGTTGACTAGAGTTTATTATACCAGCAGTACTAACTTTTGGTGGTGTTTTAGGTGTAGCCACTAAGCCCTACTTCCAATATTGAACGCCCTAAGCAATGTTTGCAGGTCGTTCACTGAACGGTTTTTATATGCGTTTGTTTTCTTAAACTCTTCACTTGCGTAAAGCATCTTCTTGTATTCATTGATAGAAACTGGTTTATCATCAGATCCTACAGTATACATATCCTGTATCTTAATCTGATCCTCAGGAATCTCAAGTATCTGGGAACGTAGGTTAATCCAAGGTGCTAGCACTTCTCTTGCTGTTTTACCTTGATCGAAATAAGCCTTAAATGCTGGCAATACTGTACTGGCCTGCATCATTACGCCATCAACTACGTTCTTATATGCATCAGCACTTCTTAAAGATTCAATTGCCTTGCTATAAACTTGCTTCTCGTTTACTGGAATACCGTTATCTTCATATGCTGCACGAATACTTCTAACATATCGGCCTAATGCACCCTTATCCGTAGCCCCTGGAGTTAGTCCAGTTTGGCTAAGATTGTATATATCATTGGCTTTCTTTTGCACATACTTTAAAAGAACATCTTCTTTTTGTTGTGCAGTAGCGCCAGACTTAGATGATTCTAAGGCATTAATCTCTTTAGCGTATGACTTTGCCATAGCAGAATCAGGTGATGATTCAAATAGATCTAAAAACTTATTGTTTAATTCTGTAGCAAGAGCGGCATATGGAGTAACTGCTTTTGTACCAGTAGTACCTCTACCAAAGAACTGTTCTGCAAACCCTTTGTTGCTAATTAACTTAACAACTGTATTATCAATTGTGTCGCCACTCCAGTCAGCAATAGCAGCAATTGATTCTAAGGCAGCCTTGTCTGCTTCTCTGGGTACTACAGCACCACTCTTAATTTGTGCGCCTATAAACTCAGGAGTAGGAGCCATTCCAGTTTTATATAACTGTGGAATTTGACCTAGGCGAAGTAGTAAAGTTGCTCTTTCATTTAGATCTAATCCAGCAAACTTTAATGCACCTGCACCCTTTTCGTAGGTAGCAGTTCCTGCACCCTTAATCTGGGTACCCTTAGGCAGTCCAGATAATGTTGTTCCTTTACCAGATTCTCCTACTGGAATACCAGCGGCTGCAGATGTGGCTGAATCACTTGGTGAAACTCCAGTAGTTTTTGTTTGTGTATTCTTTTGGGCGGCTGCTTCTTTTTTCTTTTTAGCCTCTTTAGTACTGGGAAGTGTAAATATATCTAATCCCATTATTAGTCAGCCTCCAATTCTTTCTTAAAGAACGAATAAAATATTTTCTGGAACTCAGGGTATTTCTTAATAATCTCTAGGGCTTGTTGTGCTAGATAGGTACGTTGAGATTCAAAACCCTTAATAGATAAACTATCATTTGGTTTCTTACCATTAAGTTCAAGAGTTTTATCTCTTAAGTACAGGTAATCTCTCATACCGGCAACTGCCTCTGAATCTAAGAATCGCTCATCATTAACTGCTTCTCTTAGTTGATTAAAGGTTCTATCATCTTTAGTTGCATCATATACAACCTTGCGACCCATTAGATTATAACTATCTGCTAGGTTAGAAAGGGCTGATGCTGTATAAGTACTGCTCCAACCCTCTGCTACTGACTTAGTAAGCAACCTATCTTTAGCGGCATTATACCTTAAGTTGGTTGCTTTATCCATAATCTGTTCTGTACTTAGCAGTTCAGATCTACCTTTTCTTTGGTTCCATTTAAATAGTTCCATAGAAAATCCACCATTAGGGTAGAAGTATCCATAAACATTGCTATACTTATCAACAACACTTGGATCTCTAAGTATCATTTGGTATGTCATTAAATTGCTAGGTGGGGTTGCTGTTCCATTTGGACCAGACCAACTTGATATAAGGGCAAATATCTGCTCAGGACCATACAGTTCTAGGAAGTCAGCATATGCCTTGTATATATCACCAGAGTATTGCTTCTCTATATTAGCAAAGTCAGACTTTAATGCTGCAGCCAGTAATGTATCGCCAGACTTATCTTTAGTAAGATCTGCAGGA